GGGCCACGTAGTTGGGAGACCCATGAGTATCCCACGCTCCGTGACCGCTGTAGAACCGTCCGGCCAGGTCAGTTCCTGTCCACACGTGGATAAGAACAGACCCAGGAGCTCTTCCTTCGTGAAGCGACCAGAAGCCTCAAGACCCTCAAACATTGCGTTAGCAACGTCCAAGGGTATGAGGTCCGAGGCAGCACGAAGGTCAGAGCTCAAAACCTGGCCGAAACCACCAACCAAGTCAAGGCCCGCAGATCTGTCCCGCCCTTGGAGAGAAACCGAGGTCATTGGCCATCTGCGCAAGCCAATGAACAATCGGCGCCTCGCCATATGGGAGAGGACCAAAACGTCACGTTCCATAGCAGTGACGATTCGGACCTTGAGGCCTCTCTCTTGAATGGCAGCCACTCGTCCCTTTGGAATTGAATCCGGAAGGACGAAAGACCGATGGTTGCCATGCAAGCGACGAGAGGCCTCCTCCCACGCCCCTGACATGACCTCGGCCTCAGAGATCAGATCCATATAGATGGAATCTGGAATCTCAGGAGAGACCGGGTCAAAGAGGAGGCGGGCGGAACGGACAAGCTCAATCAGGTCAGCTGCAAGTCCTCCATCGCGCCGCGACTTCCCAAAAGTGGCTGAATCCCCGGGGGGGATCGACATAGTGGAAATTGAAGTCGGGTTTCGAGGGAGGTACTTCCGGGCCCACCACGTGGAATAGGACCTCAGGCTCGAGAGGTCGGACTCCGACGTGGTGAACGACGTAGTCAAGTCACGCTTATGGCGTGCCAAAGATTCGTCTATGCTACGCTGGTTACCGGTGGGAAGGGAACGACCCACATACGATAACTGAGCGATGGCATTTCCGGAAGTAACGACTGAGCGTGGGGCCGAACGTAAGAAGTGGTGTTCTGGGACCGTATGGGTAATCCATGAGGCCCGACAGATACCACCAAACTTCTTAAGTTCAGCAGCCGCATACTCAAGTCCGTTCATCGCAGCTGTCTTGATGAGCCACCGACGGACAGTGAGGTGCCAACACCTCACATCTCCGGGAACCATTCGAGGGTAAGAAAGGCAGAAACCTGTCGTAGCAGCAACTGCCGCATCCCAGGAGTCCAAGACTCCCTTCAGGCGGTCAGAAGCTGCACGCAGTTTCCTGCCAATCTTTCCTCGTACCTGTCCCAACCCATCGAATCCGGGCGTCCGAGTAGAAACACTCGGAACACCCAGATCCGAAGGATTGATAGCCACACCAGCAGAGGCCATTACTGTGCCTATTGCTGGGGGGGGTAAATCCTTCGAATCAGCCATTCCAATTACCGGGGTAACTGGAACACCGTGAGTCTTAGGATTCA